AGCGGAAAGAGGGGGATTCGAACCCCCGAAACGCTTTTGACGTTTACACGCTTTCCAGGCGCGCGGCTTTTACTTTCCAAATACCCTTGAAATGCCTGTGTTTATCGGGAATCAGTAAATTTGAAATTTATATTATTTGTCTTACTTGCGGGTCATTTGCGGTTTTTTACCCTCGTAGACCCTTTTCTTCAGCTGTTAATACATCTTATTCTTATTTTTATTTTAGTACGGTAGTAACAATCTTTGTAGATTCACGCCACCAATACAGAAAATGTTAAATATGTGTTAAATAAGGAGTAATCTTTGAGTAATCCAAAAATTATCCTTACCTTTACACCGTAATTATTAATATATCAATGCAAAGATAGCTTATAAAGCTGGATTTGCTCAGAAAAAACAAAGAAAATGTCTGGTCGTTACATTAAATTAACAAAAAGCGGTCGTGATTTGATTGATGAAATCAGAGACCACATGAAAATAGTAATGAAAGACTGCCGGAACGACAGTTTAGCCACTTGCTGGTTTATGGTCGGTAATGTATATATTGAGATAGACTACTCTAACCCTACAGCCTTACTGCCATCAGAGTTTAATAGTGTTTCGGTTATAGGAGTTAAAAAAGAAAGAGATTATCCGAGAATAGAAGAATACATCGCGCACCATCTGCCAGATTGGTACGATGTCATAGATGAATACGAAAAAGAAAGAAGAGAAGAAGACTCATTCCGTGATTATCTGTGGCAAAACTTCCGCTGGTAAGAGTGTAAATAAGAAACAAGAGCAATTATGAAAATGAAGAATGAATTAAAAAAGCTTGCATCAGACATGATGCCAAAGAGTAAGAAACATTATCCCTTAGCTACATGCTTTGCGGTATCGTTTGTAATTATGGTTGTCTTAGGATGTTCTGGGAGCCTGGTGTCAATACCCTTTGCGGTTCTGACATTAGCCCTCAGCAGGAAGATGGAAAAGATTGGAGTGGAGGTTGATGAATGAAAGATTTGTTCGCAAATGACAAAGCTGTACGACCAAGGGACAGCATGGGGAGGTTCGCCACGGCAGAACGTGCATACGCAGACAGAGAACATAAGGAAAATATAGTTCTCCGTCTGCGTATCAACCAGCTTATCATAGAACGTGATAAATACCGTGATGAGTTGGAAGCTTTGAAAGAAGATTTGCGAGCACAAAAGACATTACGAAATGATAACAATGATACAGCCAACAGTTAGAGTCGATGGACGATATACGCCAAGTCAAACCGCTGCCCTGCTCGGAATCCACAGAAACACGTTAAGGGCATACACGAATAGCAGCCTTATCAAGTGCTGCTTTCACCAAGGAACGATGCGAAAGTTCTATTTGGGACAAGACATATTGAAATTTTGGAAGTCTTATCTTTAGGGTTAATTTATGTTCTTATTGCCTGTCTCGGTCAGTGATGATAGAGGCAGTTTTTCCTCTTTGAACATTTCTCCAGTTCCACACAGCAGCCAATCAGCGGATACATTATACTGACGGACCAGATATGCAAGCAGTTCCGGTTTTAAGACATGAGTAGCAGGATCTGACTTTATCAGCTGTGTGTTGCCTTGATTTGCTCCATATTCATCAGTTATGGTTTTCAATCCTCGGATTTTCTTTTTGTCCCGTAGTGTATCAACAGCTTCAAAGAAGCGTTTTGTAATCTCTACACCTTCAGGTGATATTATCATTCTTGGCATATCAATGAGCGTTTTGTGAAATTGTTAGTGATTCTAATATACGTTTTTCCATTGCAATGATGTCCTGTTGAGATTTAATATCCACCCACTCGTTACCGTGATAATTCTCGTTAGGAAAGCATATACGCATACTGGTTGGTTTAATAGATAATCTACATATCCACCTCCAGTCTTTTTCGTAAAAAATAGAAATGTATTGTTTTCGCTGGACTGTAAGTATTGAGTCCGGGTTCTCTACATTCTTTCGTAGAATCCCAAGAACGGCATCGATGTATGGCTGGCAAGATAAAGCTCCTGAACCAGTCTGATATGTTTCCAGCATAGCATCTTCTACCCCATTTGTCACGATGTCAGACATCAATGACTTAAACGCACGTTTTATAAGAGGTGTATATTGTTCTATTAGCTTAGCGGTACTTTTGCCTGAGTTGAGTTCCTTAACAAAGAAGCGTACAAATTCAGGGGAAGGAGTCTTGATGTTCTCGTCCAAGATTTCCTTGATGCGTGTGTACAGCTTGTACTCCATTGCCTCTGTCAACACTTGGTTCTCGTTAAAATAAGACTTATGGAATAGCTTCAGCTGTTGTATGCCGGCATCTGTCACAGATAACATATTAATGACTAAGAACGGCTGTTCGTCCATTATGTTTGACTTGTTGATGTCTGCATAGAACTGGTATTCGATACCGTTAGTAAGGACACCAAAGCGTGCATTTGACGCAGCATAATATTTTGCAAGCTGAGTTTTATGCAGGTCGAGATTTGTCTTGCAGCTCTTACATTCTATTAATAATATAGGTTGGCCGTTCCTCATCACAGCATAATCTATCTTGTCGCCAGTAAAGCCAAGGTCGCAGTCCATTTCTGGGACCACCTCACAAGGGTCAAACACATCATATCCCAATGCGTTAATAAGCGGCAAGATGAAAGCGTTCTTTGTTGTTTCCTCATTTGCCACCATATTCTTCTTTTTGTGAATCTTGTCAGAGAGAAGTAGTATCGATTCCTTGAAGTCCATTTAGATGTAGTTTTTCGATTATTGATATTAATTTCCCAATCTGTTCCTGCTGCTTTTGTATTATATCCAGAAGTTTGCTGTCAAGACATATTACATTATCCCTACCATAGGTTACGTTATTGCCATTTCCGCTGACTGTACCACCTCCCATCTGCGGTATATATTCGTCATTACGTGATGTAACAGGGTTGTAGCCAGCCCTTATCCTTTCGCCTTCACCTGTAAACAGCCAGTCCATATTAAGCTGTGGATAAGCCTGCTGGATTGCCTGTCTTGTCTTTTTCTGCATCTTTTCGTTAGTCTTAGCCACAAAGCCGTTTGACAGTCCCAGTTCTGTTTCAAAAACAGACACGGGCTTGCCTATAGACTTTATGAACTCTGTCAGTCTTTTAGAAATATCACTCGTATGTCCCATAAATGTTAAATATGTGTTAAATAAGGAGCAATCTTTGAGTAATCCAAAAATTATCCTTACCTTTACACCGTAATTATTAATATATCAATGCAAAGATAATGAAAAGTATCGAAAAAACAAATAGTTCGGGGAAAAATTTGAAAAAAATAACCCTCCAGGGCTATTATGAGAAACTTGAAAACGCCACCTATCCTAAGACGGAATTTGTCAATAGAGTGGCTTATTTGACAGGTAAAACAACATCAACCGTTCGTAACTGGATTTCGGGCAGGACACGACCTGATGAACCGAGGCATCTTCAGATATTATCAAAACAAACGGGAATACCAGTAGAGGAGTTATGGAAGGATTAGAGTTTTTCATCGTAAATGATCATCTGTGGGTTAACACAGATGATGGTAGAAGTTTGCAAGTAACAGAGGGAGATACAGAGTTTATACAAAACCTATCCTCTATTATACGTGAACGATACCCTGAAGCATACAAAGCCTTGGCTAAGGAGTATCAGAAGTGTGCAATAAACCACAACTATTTCCAGTTCTTGATTGTCCGACGGTTCTGCAAATGTAATTTTGGAGAGCTTGACACAACAAAAATCGACTTCGACAAGTCCGGTAAATTCAACTTTGAAAAAGTAAAATGTCCGCTCCGTGGAGAATGTAAGTTCGATGGCGTAGTTTGTATGCCAAAATTCAACAGCCAGCTTTCTGATGCAGAAATGCGGGTAATGAGATTAGTCTATGACGGAATGAATAAGGAAGAAATTGCAGGTCAGCTTTTTCTCTCTCCTCACACTGTAAAGAATCACGTCAATAGTGCTTACTGCAAATTAGGGATTCACGAAAAGAGTGAGTTTATAAAGTATGCCAATGAGAATAATCTATTTAAATAATGTTTCATTAAAAAACAAGAGCAATGGGATTAATTAAAAAAAGTAATGAAATTGCTATTCAGCAAAATGTAAAGATGATGGTTTATGGGCAGGCTGGTATGGGTAAGACTACCCTCGCACTGTCCTCGCCGTCACCGCTGTTGCTTGACTTCGATAACGGTGTCAAGCGAGTAAATAATTCACACCTCTCAGATGTTGGAATCGTACAGATAACCAACTGGCAGGAAGTAGTGACCTTGTTAACCACAGAGAAGAATGACATCGAGCCGTTTGAGACAATAGTTGTCGATACGGTAGGTAAGATGATGGACTTCATCATAGCCTACAGATGTGGTGGTAGAAATCCAAGAGTACAAGACTGGGGGGCTATCAACTCGGATTTCAAGTGGTTCGTTGCCACCTTGTCCGGATTAGGTAAGCATATCATCTTCGTTGCGCATCGTGACAACAGAAAAGAAGGTGATGATACAGTGTTCGTTCCGGCACTTCGTGAGAAATCATACAACAGCATTGTGACAGAGCTTGACCTGTTAGGGTATCTTGAAATGAGGAACGAGAACGGAGTGCAGAAGCGTTCCATAACCTTTGACCCTACGTCAAGGAATGACGGCAAGAACACCTGCCAGCTGGAGGGTGTTATGTGGATTAACAACATTCTCGACAGCAACGGCCAGCCGACAGCGCCCAATGACTTCGTAAAGAAGCGTATCATAGAAAAGTACCAGTCTATGATTACGGTAAAGAAAGAAGCGCAGAACGAGTACAACAAAGTGCTGAATGAGATTAAGGAGTCTATCGAAAACATCACAGATGAGAAGGGCGCCAACTATTTCATAGATCATATCGGAGATTATAAGAATCTCGGCAATAGCATCCTTATGTATGCAAGGGATATGTTTGCAAAGAAGACCAAGTCCTTGAATTTGAAGTATAACAAGGAAATCAAGAAGTACGAAAATGCCTAATCTGAGTTATAAGTTTTATCCGACACTTCTCGACGGTTTTCAGAGTTATCTTGACAGCGAACTCATTTGGGAACGCTATTGGGGTTTCTCTGAAAACCCTCCACACACCCCGGAGGAGTTTAGGGAGAAGCAGTTCCAATCGTTGATAGACCGCATCAACCGTGTTCCGTTTGACAGCGAAAAGGCAGACAGAGGGACAGCGTTTAATGAGGTTATCGACTGCATGGTGCTGCATCAAAACTCGGAGAAGGTTTGCGTTAGGAAAGTACGGGGTGATGATGGTTCCGTTACAGGTGTAAACGCTACATATAATAACAGGACATTTTTCTTTCCGTTAGGTTTGATTAGGGAAGTTGCTAACTACTATAAGGGAGGACTGCCCCAGCAGTATATACAAGCCATACTCCCTACGATTTTTGGCGATGTGTTGCTCTATGGATATATAGACTATGTTCTACCGTTCCTTACCTGCGACTTGAAAACCACCGGTCAGTATTCTGTTGGAAATTACAAGAATCACTGGCAGCACATCGTATATCCTTACGCTTTGTTTCAGAACGGCTGCGATGTTCCAGACTTTGAATATAACGTAGTTGAGTTGGGAAAGACCTACAATACTTATACTGAAAGTTATTCTTTTGTGCCAGGACGAGACATAGAGCGTCTTACTCAACATTGCGAGGACTTCATAAGGTTCTTGCAGATTAACAGAGATTTGATTACAGACAAGAAGATTTTTAATTTATTATGACAAAGAAATCAGCACCAATCGTTGAGCTGCAGGCCAGCCAGTTAGAACTGGTAGTAAGCGAGAAGACCATAGGCAGCTTAACCACCAACGCGAAGCAGATACGGGAGCTTGTAGAAAAAGCCCTCCCTATGTACGACATCAGTAACTACTCGACAGATGATTTGGCAAAAGCCAAGTCAGATAAGACGTTGCTTAACAAGGCAGCCAAAAGCCTGAACGACAAACGCATTCAGTTTGAAAAGGAGTTCATGGCTCCATTCAGTGAGTTCAAAGAAGTTGTAAATGACACTGTTTCTTTAATCAAAGAAGCAGTTGGTAAGATAGACACGGTTATCAAGGCAGATGATGAACGATGCAAGGCAGAGAAACGAAAAGAGATTGAAAGAATAGGAAAAGAACTTGGAGTTGAAGCTGCCGGCATTAACCTCCAGAAGATTTGGAATGCAAAATGGCTGAATAAGTCAACATCGTTGAAGGCAGTAGAAAAGGACATCACTGAAAAGATGAACACCATCAACGCAGATCTGGAGACATTGAAATCATTTGCAGAAGATTATGATGTGTTGGTTGTTAGATACAAGGAGAATCTCAATCTCCAGGAAACGGTAAGATACGCCAACCAGCTGAAAGAGATGCGAGAAAAGAGCGATGCAAAAGAGTGCCCTAAAGAGGAAGTGACAACAGAGGTGGAAAGCAAAAAGCAGGAAGAACCTGCAGAAAAACATCAAGAGCAGAAGTCAAGCCACCATGGCATTGACAACTTCGCTGCTGATGCCGCAGATGCCTTTGCGGATTTCTTGGGACAATCTGCAGGTAAGCCGCTAACAGAATATAAGCACTACGAGGTTACTGCCACTTGTGAGCAACTCGCAGCTCTTGAATTGTATATGAGAGAGCAAGGCATAATGTTTAATTCGATAGACTGATTATTATGGCATTTCAGATTACAGGTAAGATTGAAGTGATAGGAGAAAAGACCTCTATTCCTTCAAAGAATGGCGGACAGCCATTTCTTAAACAAGATTTAGTGCTGGACTGCACGCGCTTCAATCCAGATACAGGAGAGCCGTGGGAGAACCACCCTCGTTTTGAGTTGACTGGAAGAAACGTTGGACTACTCGACAATTTACAGTTAAATCAGAAAGTGACTGTTGATTTTGCCCTTAAAGGTGCTAAGTATGCAGACCCAGAAACCGGTGAGGTGAAATACTTCACCAGCATTTCGGCATTCAAGGTCACTCCTGTCAGTAACCAGCAGCCTCAACAGAACTATCAACAAGGTGCGGCTCCAGCCAGTCCTCAGACTCCAGTTCCACAGGCTGGACCGGTTCAGGGTCAGGCGCAAGGCATGCCACAGCAAGAAGATAATGATGATTTGCCATTTTAAGCCGTAAGGCAATATATTAATGTGCAGACCTCCAACTATAAGGACATTAAATTATAATTACGTAGAAACAGTTTTAGAATCGTCAATGGCATTGTTTAACCTCCACAACCCCTATGAACGCGAAGAGTTCAAAAGGTACGTCAACACTATTTACAACGAGCTTGTAAAAGCTCCCCTTGGAATAGTAGAGATAAAGAAGAAGCACTTGAAACGGTCGAAATCACAGAACAGTTATCTGCATGTCTGTCTTGGATATTACGCCAGTGAGTTCGGATATTCGTTAGATGAAGTGAAACAAGACATCTTCAAACGACAGATTAATTCGGACATCTTTGAGGTTGAGAGAAAGAACAAACGCGGTCAGACAGTGAAAAGGTTGCGCAGCAGCAGTGACCTCAACACAAAGGAAATGACTACTGCCATTGAACGGTTCCGGAACTGGAGTTCAGCAGTTGCAGGACTGTATATCCCGGCACCAAACGAGACAGAAGCCCTATTTGCCGCACAAAAGCAGATGGAGCAGTACGAACAATATTTATAAAAAAGTAAAAGACTATGATTAGTAATTTGAAAGGGTACGTACCCAAAGAGATTGATTTCGTCCTCGACGACGTAGTAAAGGAGAAGTTCAACGACATCGCTGTTCTTGATTTTTCAAAGATTGAAGGCAAGAGTTCCAAACTGAAGAACGCTGACAGCATCATCAAATTTGTCGGTGACAACTTCACGGCTACATTCCCAGAAAACGAGACCGTCATGAGAAAAATGGACGAGTTCGAGATTAACAATATCCGTGAAGAATATTGCCTGATGCAGGAGAATGAGGTTCCTGTACGCAGGCAGAATCTCGAAGAAACTCTTGAAGAGATTAAGCTGATGAAGAAAAGGGCAGAGCAAGCCTATGACTCTATCCTCGCAGAAGTAGCCAAATATGCAGCGCAGGTAAAAGAGGGTATGCAGGAAATGCGCCTGAAGTCCACGGAAACCTTCTGCATTGCCCTCGCCGGATATTACCTTTACTACACATGGGACAAAGAGAAGAAAGTGTTTGTGTTGGCAAAGGCTTTCAAGGTTCCCAAAGGTGGCGAAAAGGAATTGTGGGCTATGGAAGACAAAAACCGCCAGTCTGTGAAAGACTTTTTTGGCGTAGAGTTCCCGGAGAACGAAAAACCAGAAGAAAGTGATGAAGATAACAACGGCGAAGCAAATGATTTGCCGTTTGCTGATGAGGACGAAGTTGAAGATTAACTATTAATGCCAGCAAGGTAGTGAGTGTAGAAATGCACCCACTACCTCCTTTACAGAATGAAATACATATTAAGAAACTATCAGAAATTAGCAAGTGACGCTGCCGTAGATGCTTTTAACAAAAAGAAGAGCAAAAACGGATTGATTATCCTGCCTACTGGTGCAGGTAAGTCACTTGTAATAGCAGATATAGCATCACGGCTTGACGGACCACTGCTTGTGTTTCAGCCAAGCAAGGAGATTCTTGAACAGAATTTCGCAAAGCTCGTGAGTTATGGATGCTGGGATGCCTCTGTATATTCTGCCTCTGTTGGCTGCAAAGATATAAACAGAATCACATTTGCAACGATAGGAAGTGTGATGAACCACATGGACGAGTTTTCCCATTTTAAGAATATCCTGATAGACGAATGCCACTATGTAAATTCCAAGGCGGGTCAGTATAAAGAATTTATAGAAGCCGGTGACAGGCGTGTTGTTGGACTGACTGCCACCCCTTACAGATTAGGTAAAGGAATGGAAGGCAAGTCTATGCTGAAATTCCTCACAAGGACTGTTCCGAGAGTGTTCAGCACAGTGCTGTACTATTGTCAAATATCAGAGTTGCTTGCCAAGGGCTACCTTGCAGAGCTGTCGTACTACGATATAACCACAATCAAGCTTGATAACGTCAGAAGCAACTCCACTGGAGCGGACTATGACGAGAAATCCCTGCTGATGGAGTACGAGAGAAGCGGATTCTACGACAAACTGACTACTACAGTGCTGCGAGTACTGAAACCGAAAAGCGGAATCCCAAGAAATGGAATACTGGTATTCACGAGGTTTATCAAAGAAGCAGAGGAAATGGTGGAGAAACTGAAAATGAAGAATATCAAAGCGTCTATCGTTACTGGAGAGACCCCCAAGAAAGAGCGTGAAGATATTCTTGAAAAGTTCAAGGCTGGAGAGATTAAGGTAGTAGCCAATGTAGGAACACTGACAACTGGATTTGATTATCCAGCGTTAGACACAGTTATTTTGGCACGGCCTACCAAATCCCTATCCCTTTACTATCAGATGGTAGGTAGGGCTATAAGACCATACGAAGGGAAGCAAGGTTGGATTATTGACCTCGGAGGTTCCTATAGACGTTTTGGGGCTGTTGCTGACCTGCGTATTGAATGCCCCCCCAATTCGACAAAATGGGTTGTTAAATCAAAAGGAAGACAATTAACTAACATTGAATTTTAAATTATGTTCCCCTGGTACACGAAAAAAAGAAGGGCTAAGAAGCCCAAAGACGTAGAGACAACAACACCTAAGAAAAGGGAAAAACGTCCCGTAGATCTCACTAAAAAGCTCGACAAGGTTTTCAGTGCTTACATTCGGCTGCGTGACGTAATGCCTAATGGGTGCTTCCGCTGCATAAGCTGCGGACAAATAAAGAGGTTTGAAGAAGGTGATTGCGGTCATTATCGGTCACGTATTCACATGGCAACGAGGTGGGACCCGGACAACGCCCACATGGAATGTAGAGGATGCAACAGAGTTTCTGCAGACCACCTTATAGACTATCGGCGTAACCTTGTAGGAAAGATTGGGCTTAGCAGGATTGACAGGGTTGAACTTCTGTCAAAGACACAGAAACACTGGCTTGACTCCGAGCTGAAAGAGAAGATAGATTACTTCACCAAAGAGGTGAAGCGACTCTCTGCTGAGAAGGGTATCAAGGTAAAAATATAAAAAAAGTTAAGCAAAATGGAAAATAAGCACAAAAGTATTTGTCTTTCAAATATTATTTATACCTTTACACCCGAAATGAAAAATCTGTTTAGTGGCATTTACAGATATACGAAATACTGGCTCCGTAGAGTATCATACCCTAAATGCCACACCAAGGGTATGAGAAATATGGAGCCATCACTTTTTCTATGAACACCATGGCAGATGGTTGGATAAAGATACAACGCTCCCTAACGGAAGATGAACTGTATTTTTCTGAGAAATTCTCAAAAATACAGGCATGGATAGATATTCTACTGTTAGCTGAATATCGTCCGAGGGAGATATATGTCCGTAGTGTTCCGTTGAAACTTGAAAAAGGACAAGCAGCTGTTTCTATCCGTGACCTTGCACAACGATGGAAGTGGGGTGTGAATAGAGTTCAGGCGTTTCTCAAAGAATTGGTAGAATTCGGTAAGATAGATATACAAAAGAGACCCCTCATTAGTGTTATAACTGTTTTGGATTATGAGACTTACGAAGTCGGTGAATATGAAGTTATGGTAAAGGCAGATACACTCACAGATACACTGAAAAATAGAGATAACTTATCTAAAAACCAACGACTTACGAATGACAAGAATAATGACACAGATACACCTATAGATACACTAACGAATACACCGACACCAGCAAATGAGCCTAAAAATACACTCATAGATACACAAACGGATACACTGAATTTAGAATATAACATATCTAATCTTCAAGGACTTACGAGTTCTTATAAAGATGCAATAGATACACTCACAGATACACTAACGAATACACCAACAGATACACTGAAAAAGAAAAAGAACCAAAAAGAAAATATTATAAATAATAATATTATTTCCACCTCTTTTTTTGACAAAAAAGAGGATGGTTTACCATATGCGCAGATGCAAGACAAGATTAAAAAGCAGTCAGAAGTTATAGAAAAACTTCAGCAAGAACTTAACAAGTTATTGGCTCCTAAAAAATCGAAAGAGAAAAAAGTGAATCCCCTCATAACCCTTGGACGTGAAGTATTTGAAAAAAAATATCAAGAACTGTTTGAAACGTCATACTACTGGCAAGCGAAAGATGCTGTAGCAATGGGGTCGCTCACGAAGAAGCTGAAATATGCTAGGAAGGAAAAGAACCTCGGTATATCAGATGAAGAAGTGATACACGCCTTTTCGATATTCCTCGAAACAATCAAAGATGAGTGGATTTTGAAGAACTTCACGGTCACCACATTAGACTCGAAGTATAACGAGATAGTTTCACAGGCGAGAGCCAACAAAAACATAGCAAATGGAAACAAGAATAAATCAGTTGCTGATGCAACACAAAGGGCAGATGCAGCAGCCAGCATCGTCTCAAGGCTCCTTGCAGAAGACGATGCTAATTGCTAAATATGGGGAACGTGACAACTTCCTCAAGACGTACAATCCAGAGTATCAGCGTGAGATTGTCGGGAATGCAGAGAAATGCTTCTTTGGTGATTTCCCTAAGCTTTCACAGCTTGTAGGATATGGAAAGAATATGCCGGTGGTATGGCTTATTCCCCAGTTGTTTAATTTGTCTGAATATTGTGGGTGCAAAGATAAGTTGAACGCTGAGCAGATTAGAGAGTGTGCCTTTACCATATCGACAGAGTTCAATTATCTGAAAGTGTCAGAGATAATGCTGTTCCTACATCGGTTTAAGTCCGGAAAGTATGGTAGGTTCTATGGTTCTGTAGATCCGTTAGTGATAACAACATCATTGCGTGATTTTCTTAGGGAGCGTGGTGCTGCTTACGATGAACATCATCAGGCGGAGACACAAAAGCAAGAACAAACTTGGGTGACATGGGAAGACTATTGCAAGATGAAAGGAATTACAGACAGACCAACAGTCTTTTCTAAAAGGAATCCAGGACTGGTTAAAGAATCGAAAAAAGAGAGACACGAAGATATACTTAGGATGGCTAACCAAATACTCACTTATAAGCCAAATAAAGTAGTAGAAGAATATAGCAGTGTCTTTAAAGAGAAATATGGTTGCACACCACAAGAATACATAAACAAAAATATGGAGGGATAGAGATATGAACAGACTGAGAGAATTATACTATGATTGTTTGACTAACAATCAGTATTTAGTTACTGGAGAAGAGAAAACCATTGCTGCAAGTGCGCTTGCAGCAGCAATAAATTGGGCTCGTTCAAACACTCCAAAGGACGAGATAAAGTAAAGAAATGTTAGTATAAAAAGTAGGGAGTTAATAAAGGTTAGGTAAAAGAAAAAATACGCTGTAATGTTTTGGTAAAACGCTGAAACATACTACCTTTACCGATGAAATCCCACCACAAGGGATGTAAGTAAGAAACATTTTATTTTTAGAGCAATGGAAAAGAACATCAAAGAGAGAGTAAGAGAGAATTTCCAGACAATGGAGTTCACAGTGGCAATGAAAGCTAACGAGGAACTGAGAGAAGAATACATCAGGGTATTCGGTAACCGTTCTTGGAACAGCATGGTCAATGTCTATAAGAGAAAAGCCAAGACAGAAGAGGTGATTAAGCCTGAAGATGTAGGCACCCTCGAATTTTTGCAGACAGACGAGACACCTGCAGACGAGACATCGGCTGAAGAAAATAAGACAGAAACTCTGCCTGTTGAAGAGCTGCCTGTTGAAGAAGAACGGAAGCAAGAAGATTCTGATGCCGACTTCTTCTTTACTCCCAAAGAAAAGCTTGACATTGACAACATCGAAAGTCTTGTAGATTGTAAGGCGACTATTCTGGAACAGTTCTGCATCATACATGAGTATTATCACATGGTTAGTGATACTCAAACAATACGATTTACCAATATGTATGTAAATGTCGACGGCAAGGGCTGGAAGCTCTATGATGAAGGAAGCGCTGCTGCGAAGTCAGCCGGTCTGAAATCATACACAAAACTGGGATTCTTCGACAAGTCAGAGCACGGCTTTCCTGTTGGTGAGGAATACAGCCAAATAACGGTTATGAGAATAAGGAAAGCTTTGTGCAAGTTCGTACTTGAACGTACCGGCATAACACGAGTTACAGAAGTTCAATCTATATAATTCAGGACTGAAAAGACTGATAGGTTATGAAAACAAGCGAGTTACCAGCGATATATGAGTTTGACCCTCAACTATACCCAAGAAAGCTATGGGTTTGTATAGGAGTGAATGAGGAGTTTATCAACGACAAGTTTTGCTACAACAAAAGTGATAAAAAACTAACTTTCGAAGATGAAGATGGTTGGGATGCCCTTACATTCGAAGAGGTAGTGAGAAAAGATACCAATTTGGTAGGAGAGCTTGTTATTTTCCTCAGTAAGGGAGATATGACATTTGGAACCATCATTCATGAGTGCAGCCATGTAGTAGATGCTATTGAAAAGGCTATAGGGATGAAGCATGGTGACGAGCCGTCAGCATATCTGCTTAGCTGGGTTGGTGTAAAAATTAACGATGTTAGACTTGGTGAATGCCAGGAAATATCGATATAAAAAGTAACTGCACAATGAAAATAGATTTGAAACTTCAAGAAGGGACATCAGGTGACTGGAGAGTAGAAAAGTTCACACTCACAGAAGCAGATGCAAAGATGTACAACATAAGAGAAGCCATTAATGGTAGATGTAGATTTATCTTCGCTGGTACATACTGGAGACTCAGATATAAGAAAGAGATTGTTATGAGCAATACCCCTGCAGAGATAGATGACCACATCAGGTTCATTTCCAAGGCTAAAGGAAACGTACTCATTGCCGGACTCGGTTTAGGTATGGTCCTGAAAGCTCTGCTTGATAAGCCAGAAGTTCATCACATCACAGTTGTAGGGGAAAGCGATGACGTAATAAAACTTGTATCTCCATTCTACCAAGACAAACGTGTTACAATAGTGCATCAGGATATCTTCGACTACAATCCAACAGAGACCTTCGATTTCGCTTGGTTCGATATATGGACCTACATCTGTGAGGATAACTACATTGATATGAAGAGGCTTGACAGAAAGTTTGTCAAATATGCTAAAGTAAGGAAGCACTGGTGCTACGAAGAGTGTAAGAAAAAATATTTTAAAGAAATTTGAATTAGATATGGAAAAGAAAATCAAAGGTTACAAAGGTTTTGATAAAGACCTAAAATGTAGAGATTATCAGTACGAAGTAGGAAAAGACTTTGAGCATGAAGGAAATGTATCATGCTGCAATAGTGGTTTCCACTTCTGTGAAAATCCAATGTACGTGTTCGGATATTACCCTCCGTCAGATAGCAGGTACTGCGAAGTAGAAGGTAGTGGAAAGACAGACAAAGATTCTGATGATTCTAAAGTTGCAGTATCAAAGTTGCATATTTCTGCTGAGATAGGATTGAAAGGCATTATAGATGCAGGTGTAAAGTTTATCCTCGACAGAGTGAACTGGAAGGATAATAAAGAATCCAACACAGGCAACCGCTCGGCAGCTACCAACACAGGCAGATATTCGGCAGCTACCAACACAGGCGATTACTCGG